TAATTCAGTAATAATTTTGTCGATTAAGGTTTCCATAATATTTATATTAAAGTTTTCATTATCTTTTAGGTTTATTAAATAAGTCTTTCAATTCAAGTTCATCAAGTAGTACCCCGCTGTCAAACTCCCTGCATTGGATAAGCGTGTCCGGCTCAAAGAAGTAGTAAGCATCCTTAACAGTCTTCTGCTCATCATGATCGTACAACAACAAAGTAACTTCAATGTTTTTCTTCCTGCTGAAGCCTACAAGCCGAAGTGGAGTATTCATAATAGTTCAGAGTTTTGATGCACATTTCCGATTACTTCAAGCTCATCCCATTCATATTCTTGCCCTGACCACTTACCTGTTTTTTTAATATTTTCGCTTTGATTTACATAAAATTCAGGTGCATCATATTCTACTTTACCAGCAAATGAAGGATATAGCATATTGCCTCCATATCCTCCAGGTACTTTTACAATATCTTTCTCGTAAATTTCAACTCCATTCTTGTCAAGTAGTCCGATAAATTGACCAAAAGTTTCTGGATTAACTTCAACAGCAGGAATTCTCCAATCCAATCCCTGATTATTCATTAATCTATCTTGACAAATAAAACCTCCATCGCCGTAAGTATGTATTTGCCCATAAATCCATTCTCTTTTTAGGGATAATCCTCTAAATTTTATCGGTCTTTTCATTTTAATTATTTATTTTAAATAGTTATCAAAAAGTGAGAGTACTATATCTCTGCGTTTCTTAGCACTGTTAAGATAAGGTTTATTTACATGAAGTCCTGATTCGTTACTTAATCTCATAGCTCTAATTGATGAATCTAGCATTTCAAACTCACGAGTGAGTTCTTTTACTTTGTTTAGTTTTTTTCTTGCTTCTGTAATTTTCATGATTTCTAATTTTAAAGTGCTACAAATCCTGAATAGTCTGCAATATCATCATCACAATAACCTTCCGGCGCTTCCTCTGAATGTTCACATTGATTACACAGCATACGGCCACCAGTATAAAACCAGTCAGGACTTCCGCATTCCGGACATACCTCATCACTTATTCCGTATTGATCACCAACTAATTTAAGCGCTCCTAAGGCCTTAACCAGGCTTGGGAAGTCGTTACCACTAACTATAACAGACAAGTGCTTTAGATCGTCTCCTAATAAGTCCAGGAGGGTATTATTACAGAACTCCGGCTCGTCTTGTAGATCGAAGTCCTTATAAAGGTGCTTCATGATTTTATTCGAAAGCTCAAGAAATTTGACTGAATTATCCGGCCTTTTGATTGTAAGTTTGAATTGTTTCATCTTATTTTGGTTTTAAGCGGTAACGAGCCTTTGAGATTATCGCCGGCCCGACCGTCAAGTTTTATTCGTCTCCAAGCTGCCCTGACTTGTTGTAATAAGTGCCAGTTTCGTCGTCATAGTATTCATTATCATCGCAGATGTCCATTTTGCTTAATTCATCTTGTGTTTTCATGATACGGTTTAATTAATTTATAGTACTAAGGTAAACAATTGAAATGAATTAAAACATGATATTTGTCATGTTTTTGCACTTTTTTTTATGTTTGATAACATGTTTTTTGCCAGTCTTCAATTAATTTAACAAGTGCTTCAACTCGACTGGAGTGTTTTTTCGGTATCTTGTTCATCCGGATACCTCCCCGATCTCCTCTTGTGAGGAACCGGGAGAGCTCGGACCAGTTGATTAAGTCTTTGGGGGTCATAATATTTTTCTATCATCAAAGACAGCAATATTATCAATTATTTCATAATTATCACGTCTTTTAGGTTTTATAAAAACTCTTGCTTTTTTGAGAGATTTAAATTCCCAGGCTAGCCCTTCTTTGTTAATGATTAATGTTTTCATGATGTAAATGCCCCTCCTATTAATTGATACTTCGCTCTCCAACTTTCCCCTAATTCCTTACGCATGAACAACTCATCAAGTTCTTTTGCTTCTTCATCATTGATAATTGCCCATTTTCCCGATCCGGGATTTAAAAGAAGATAATCTCCTCTACGATATTTCCGCAATCTTGGTGCAATTCCCTTTTCAATGTTCTGTTTTGCTAATTCAAGTGCTTTCATGATTTCTAGTTTTAATTTCTATAGTAAAGATACACAATCGGGTATTATAAAACTATGACTTTTGTCATGTTTTTGCTCAAATGTGCAAAAAGTTATTAACAGACTTTTCAACAAATTGTTAATAACTTATATCATATATGCAAAAAACCGCCAGATATAAACCTGACGGCAGCCAGAACATACTCTGCTAATGTTCCTGTGGGTAAAAGGTTCGCACCTTTGAATTATAAAATTACAACTAATATTTTTAATAAACAAATATATTTTTAAAAAGCCCCACATTTCTGTGAGGCCCCGACATGTAAACCTTAAACCATGCCTACTTGCAAGCTATTTTATGAATTACTTAACGTAAAAATGTTATTTCCTTAGTGCTGATCCCTCCACATTCAGAATCAATTTTCTGCTTATACTGCCACTTCCCGAATCTGATAAACAGGAACTTCCGGGGACGTTCTTTGAAGTACACATCTGTAGTTTTGTTGCTGTAAAAAAACAAGGTCCTATTAACGCTTAGCGAGTCATTTAACAAGAAAGCATCTGCCTGCCATTTAAAACATGATCCTGAATCTTTAATTTTCCAAAAATTCTGCCTGGAAATATAAACAGGAACCGGTACTGGTATCGTATCATGATCGATTAAAGTATTAGTTATTATTTTCTCAATCTGTTTTGGCTTGATCCGAAGGGCCTTAGCGAGACTATCTCTTTCCGCTAATACTTTCCCTGTTAATTCCCTTTCCTTCAATACTAGCGTTGTCTTTTGCCTATTCTCACCCATTAACTGCATATTGTTAAGCTGCACCCGATCAATCTCTTCCTTTTGTGCCTTGATCTTCTTTGCCTGAATCTTGACAGTAACTATTGCAGAAGCCAGAAAAAGGACCGCAATACCGATCCCGATTAATTTAATGTTTTTCATAACAGGTTTTATTAAAGGTTTTAAAAAATTGTAGATTTTATACAACGTCGAGACTTTTACCATACCGCTAATTTATATTTCCAAATAAAATTACCTGCTGTTTTACGATTTTCAGTAAGGCAACTATTAATATTCCCTTTATTTATTGATAGGGTTTTACCAGCATTTACAGCACAATCCCAATCTTTGATAAAACACATATTTTTACTAAATTGTATAATTGGTTTTTTGTTAGATTCACTCAATTTCTTTCTGGTTTCCTCTGAAACATTTCTGCCTAAAGAACTTCCGGCAATTTTACAGATATTAAAATAAGGTTTCAATTTATTGATATAATATTGTTCCCTGGCTGTTAAAAATTCAGGAAAACATAATTCAATAATTATAAAAATTAAATCTGATTGTCCATATTTATTGTAATGCCTTTGAAGTTTAATAGAATGATGTTTATTTAATTTAAGATCACTTAAATGTCTTATCCATCGTTGTTTCATATTTACGGCACTCCCAGTATAGACCCTCTCTGGTTTTAACTTACTTTCAATCTTATAAATACCTGTAACTTTCATATATCAAAGATACTATTTCTTTGAGTCAATATATTGTTTCCCGGTAACTAAAAATACAATAAAAGGAAGTGAGAACATAAATGCTGTTGCACCTGCTCCGGCACGTAAATCGAGCCATATAGCACCAATCAAAATTAAGGTAGCAATAACTTTACTCCAAGTAATTGTAATATCAAATTTCATAATATATGCAATTCAAATTTATCCGGTAATAATTTAAGCAGTTTTTCCATTGCTTTTGTACTATCCTGCACGTCCAAATTACCGTCAAGATTAATATCAACGAATCGCATCCCTGGCAAAATACAACCTTTGGTATCAACCTTTTCCCCTGTTGCAAAGTTCCCGATATGAATTTCAACCATTGTTCGGCCCGGTACATTTTTAAGTAAAAAACAACGCCCTTTTGTCGGACTTATAATTTTCTCAACAGGATAGATTCCTTCCGGGATACAAGTCACATTTTGTGCATTAACAGGAAAAGGAATGAAGACTTTCGGGAGCTCAATTGTCACACATTCGAATAATTTATCGACTCCTTCCATTACGAACAGGGCGCTCCGAGTTTGTTTTAACTCGTATGTACGTGAAATTATACATTTCATTTCTTAAGTACCTTTCTCCAGGCTATTATAGCTGTAGCGGTCAATCCAACTAAACCAACACATACCGTTGCAAATTCCAGTATTGGTGTTAATTCCACAATCCAATGGATAGTCCCGATTCCAAGCGAAACAATCCAACCCATTATTACTTTTTCCATATCATTTTATTTTTTAAGTTCTTTTATCGGGATTGCAATTCCAAAACCTAAAAACACTCCACGGCCCAAATAAGTGTTTGGCGGATTCATCTTCTTCATTACTTTATCCCATGTCGAAGTGCCTCCTATGTAATTCAATCCCAGTCCTCTTGTTGTGTTATATGTGTAATCAAATAAACCAATCCGCAGACTTGTGTAACTTGCTAAATACCAAAACCATTTTTTCTTATCATAATCAATTATAAAAGGACTTGACAATAATAGTCCTATGCTTGCAGCATTACAGGCGTGTCCCCATCCTTTATTTCCGTCATCATTCAATCCGTCACCAACTGCATTCAGAATTATGGATGAGCTATATAAAATAATAACTTTTGCTGCCTCCCCTTTTTTTGGTTTGACAATTACTGAATCGAAATACTGCCCTGAAGCGAACAGTGACAAGCTACTTAATAAGCTTATCAATAATAATTTTTTCATCTATTTCTTTTATTATCTCAATAGGTAAAACTTCCTTAACCAGTGTAACTTTTCCATCAACAATATAAAGTTTATTATCTTCCGCAACTTCACCATCCTTTAATACAGGTATTTTAGTTACCGGAATAGCTTTTATGTCAGTGTATTTTGTTATCGCTTGCATAGTCTCCACCCTGCCTGTTATCTTTGCAGCTATAATAGTTTCACCTGATTTATTATCAGTTACAATACAGTACTCTCCAAAAAATCTTATGTCTGCCATTATCTTAATTTGTTACAACCGTGTTAAGTCTGCCTGCTCCCTCTAATGTTAATACTGCTGCGTTACTTGCTGCTGTACGTGCTGCACTACTTCCTTGCAATGTTATTACTTTGCTTATAAGTGCCACACTTGCTGCCATATCTATTAACATATTATCAATTTCAGTTGAATCATAACCATAACCTGCCGATGGGTTAATCATTATTGTTGTATTACCCCATGTTGCTCCTGCTGTATAGTCTATCATTGCACAAGGATCTAAAGTACATATTATTAAATCTGATACAACTGGATTAAGATCACCCGAAAGAGTGTTGAAACCAGTAACATGTAAAACAGTCAGAGAAGTAAGTGCTGCGATACTACCCGATAGAGTGTTGAGACCTGATATAACTACATGAGTCAGAGAAGTAAGTGCTGTTATACTACCTGAAAGAGTGTTGTTACCTCCCACCTCTACATAAGTCAAAGCACTTAATTTACTAATATTACCTGCAATACTTGCTGCATTAACCCCGGAAACCCATAGAGGCCATCTTGTTACATTGGCAGGATTAGGGAATGTCATAGTAGCCGTCCCTGTAGTACATTTCAGATAAATAGTTCTGTCTGCACCAGAGACAATCGCCCACGTTGCAGATTCTCCCAAAGTACCTGCCGCATCTGTATAGAACTTTGCATTAGCACCAAGTGTCAATGTCATATTTACAGCAACTTGCATAATCAGCGTACTTACACCTACTCCTGTACCTGTTGAGGTGAGAAGCATATTATAAAAAGTTGTATCAGAATCAACATTTGAATAAGCAGAATAATGAGTTCCCCTGTAATATCTTATCCGATAATAATAAAGAGTATCAGCCGTTAATCCAATATTTGAATATGCCACGCTCCCTGCCGCAATGGTAATTATCTCTGCATAAGTAATCCCGTCAAGACTTCTTTCAATACTCACTCCATCATAATCTACATCACCGTTATTTGTCCATGCCAAATCAATGCGAACATCTGAAATCGCTGTCGCTGTTAATAATGAAGGATAGCGTGTCACCCAGTACGTCAACCAATTAAAAGCGCTCTGGATTCTCATATTTGTCCCTATGCCAATCTTTAGGCTCATTACACTCCGTACCCTACATAAATATCTTCTGCCATGTCTCTTTGCCCCGGATTAAGATCAGCAAATATCTTCCTGCAAACTTCCGGGTCAATGAAGATATATGAAGTATCCCATTGTTTTTCTATTGCCTCGCCGTCCGTCTTATTCAAAATAGGACAATATCGTAAAAATCCCGCTGTCTCGACACGGATAAAAAATCCTTGTTCGTCGACGAAATTACCATCAAGATCAAAATATTCACATGGTGTTTGAGCGTCCATGTTAACAGCAATTACCCGCTGTATGTTACCCATTGAAATTACTGAATCTGCCATAATATTTTAGTATAAATTGTTAATTATCAGTCACCTATGACCTTAAAAATTCCACGATTATCATTACAAGTCAATCCGCCACAACCGAAATCAGCCCATAGAGGGTAAAGTTTATAATTACGGTTAAGAAATAAAAGCACTTCGCACATAATAGCATCGGCCGTCAATCGTGCCTCTGTCTCTAATCTTTGAATAGTCTTATCAGATGCCGGAGTCGAGAGGTCACTGTCTTTGACCGTTATTCCTGCTGCTGTGTAGTTATAAGAAGTGCGGTTTGAGAATCGGGCAAAACTATAGTACAAAATTCCTGCTTTAAGTCCCTGAAAAAGATATGTTTTAGTCAAATAGACATAAGATCCGCCGTTCAAAAGTGTAGTATTATCCGCTGTAAGTGTTCCGGCAACAAACTGAGTAACTAACTCGTTCAAAAGAGCATCGCCGATCTGAACTTTTATATCCAACATCTGAGCTTCTGAAACGAATTGAGGCCAGACAGCAGAATTTTTTATGGATTCTGCGATATATTTATACGCCTGTGCGTCGGCTAAAGTTACTAGTGCTGTCATATTATTGAAGGATTTGAAGGTATATAAGATTTTGGCTTAATGCTGAAATCCGTAAACTGAACCGGATAAAACTTGAACAGATCCATGAAGGCTCTTTCGAGATCATCTCTTTCATCAGAAGTAACAGAATTGATATAATCATAAGCATTAGTAAGCAGGTCACTCCCAAAACCATTTCCAACGTCGATGCCTCTTAGCACCGGGGGTAGTTTAAACATCCGTCCGATATTTTCCTGTACTGTTTTTTCAGTTACCTCATATTGACGATCATAATTCTTTGCATCGAAAGGTATAAATTCCGGTAGTTCCTCATCAGAATCAATATCAACAACCCAGATTTTAGAGGTGTTCATATCGCCTTGCATCCTTAATATTTCAGCACGACTATTTTCCTGTTCTTGATTATAGCGATCTAAAGCATCAACGGCCCTGTCTTTGGTTAATACAGGTTTGATCCCTTTACGAACCAAAATACCGGCAGGAAGAAAGTTAAATTTGGCATTGCGGTGCTTAACAGTAGAAACACTTTCCTCTGTCAACATATCAGTTATGATAGGATCAAAAGGACAGATCGGATATTCAAAATCTCCATCATCAGTGTAGTAAAATATCTGACCAAAATAAAATCCGGGTCCACCTGCCTCAGCGATTTGCTGTGCTGCAGCTTCCGGATCATATTTAGGAATAAATTTGACATCGTCCATCCTGAAAGGGAGTCCTGCCAAATTTGTCCAGTCAGGATGTACGGCTATACGTCCGGTGTATTTTTTCTTACCGTCAATTTCTATTCTGCAATGTTCAAATGGTATATTGTAATAAGCATAAGGAATGGCGTTAAAATCATACTTAACCAGACAGGCAAATCCATTAAAAGATTTAAGATCTTTTGCGAATTTACTCAAAAGTGAACTGACTCTTTCGTTATTAGCATTAATTATAAGATCATTAAATATCTCATCTGTGAATCCTGATCCGCGAACGAACTTAACATAAGTATCAAAGCAAGTCTTTCCAGTGCCGGAACTTGCAATAATTTCTAATATCTTTTGCGGATAGTCATTACCATCACCATATCCCTTAATCCTTTTGCTTGTAAGATATTGATTCCGCTCGACCCTCGGCAATGTCTTTGTAGCGGATACTCTCATTATTTCCGTCGTTTAGTGGCAACAACTTTTTTTTTCGGCGTAGCTTTAGGTACGACTTTTTTCTCCGGAATGATTTCCGATTCAACAATTTTAACTTCAGGTTCAGTTCTAGTTTCAGAAACTGATTTGACAAAATCTTCCACTATCTTGGGCACTTCCTTTTCAGGAGGTATGATAATTGTCGGCCCTGGCCTGCCAGGAGGACGATTCCTTATCTCATCCGGTACATTTGCCCTACCAGGGATAATTGCAAATAATCTATCAACACCCGGAACGTGATCTAAATACCATCTTGCCAGTTCATCGGTAAAATGGGGACTGTCATTAGTGACGGTCTTTGATGCGTCACCAAAAGCCTGAAGTAACACACCTCGTTTTAATTTATAATTTTGCGCCATTATATTATTTTAAAGGGTTAAAAAAAAATTAAAGAAAGGAGGCTTAGCCTCCCTTATTTTAGTCACAGCATGGAGCTAATAGGCTCGCAAGTGCTATTCTGGTTAATGCTAATGATGTATCAAAATAAGTGCGTGGTATTAATGATTCCTTCAATGTATCGGAACATCCTGCTGTTATGACCCATCCACCGAGCATCTCTGCATCATTTACGTCTCTTACCGCAGCATTTATTTCTAAACCAAAATCCCATCCCAGTATCTCAAAAACAGTCCTTCCTTCAACGGTCACGCCGTCATTCTTGTTATAATTATTTTCAATGATAACTATAAATCTGCTGTCTTTTGCATTCTCGATCCACAACTTATCTTCCGGTGTATTGTCAAAAATACGAAAAATGAAATTATGTTCCCAATTTTTTTGATACTTGGTCTTGACCATTGCCACATTATGTTCATTAGAGAAATTATATCCCTCAACACAATAAGCATAACAATCTGGAGAAACGCTTTTTAAAACAAGAGCAGTGCATAACAACGAATTAGTAGGATCAAATGTACTTAACGTCTTATCAATACAATCATAATTGATAAAATAAGCCTTATCCTTAATGCCCGGAACGAGGTTTGCACAGTTTTTAAGGATACAGGCGACTATTTCATTACAGCCTATTGTCATAATATCGTTTTTTAAATTCCTACCTGAACAAGTCTGTCGTCAATGATTTTTGCATCAAAAGCATCTCTCGCCTCGATTCGATTGATGCGACTTCTTTGATCATAAAATGAATTGATATTATCAAAGAGTCCGTTGCATTCCATCCCGACATTCAAATTAGAAACGGTTGTATAAACTACCCTGTGAGGATTATTCCATGCCACGCCGTTATTTTCATATGCACGAATCCACTGATCCCATAAAGGAATCGAGATAATTTTTATCCCATCCCAGTTGGCAAATTCCAGACCGTTAAGCATAAGGGTGTAATCCTGAAACACGGTTCCAAGTGCCTGTAATTGTCTGCGAATCCTATCCATTACCGACTTAGTAACAAGTATTACCCTGTCCGACTGTGCTGCCAGCTCAGGGATAGCCGTGTCAATTACAAGATTTAAAGCCGTATAGGTCAAAAGCGGTGTTGCTACTGTTCCTTGTAAGGCATAGGTAAGCTGTGTATTGCCCGGCATAGCTGTCAATTTTGTTGGATCGGCAGCATAAATAACTGCTAGTTGCTGAAAGAATCCGTTGAAAATATTGAAAAATCCAACGTCATAACCGTCTGTTATAACACCTCCTGCGTTAACATTAGCGGCTGCCGTGTTACCAAACCACACATGTCTAAGGATCATCTTTTCAATGTCCTTGACAAGAATATCAAGAATAAAAGCAAATACCTCTGTATTGGTTAGATCAAAGGCTTCTATCCCGCATTTGGTAGCTAATTTCATGAGTGTATCATCCAATTCATTCTTGCACATATCAATGATTATCTCAATGACTTTTGGTTCCCATGTTTTCTCAACGGCTGTATCTTCATAGCATTGAGCAACCGGGTTACAGTTCTGACCTGCTTTTCCAACAAGCCCGAACGTGCCGGGTATGATTCCTATTCTACGGTCATTCTTGATCCCTGTGACAAGCGTATGAAACGCTGACAATGCGGGTGCTTCGAGAACGGCTGTTACGACGAGTTCATTCAGAGACCGAAGTTCATCGGCGGTGAAGTGAAGTGCGTCCAAATTGATGGTGCTTGCGCACGCTGGTGATGCTCCGATTGGCATAATTATTTAGTTTTAGATTCGTACATTTTTCTGATTTCTGCGACTCTGGCAAGATTGATATTTCCAACCTTGTCAGTATTAGCGAAACTCCTGTTTCTGCTGTCTGGCTTCCATGAATTTTTAAGATTCGTGAGTTCAGTTACAATTCCCTGAGCCAGATCAACTGCCTCTTTGGCTTTCGTCTGTGCCAGTTCTGCCTCTGTCTTAGCTGCTTCGGCTTCGGATTTAGCTACTTCACTATCAGCAATCTTAGCTTCCAGCTCCACGATCTTCTCGTTTGCCAGTTCAAGCTCAGTTTTATCTGCTACCGCTGCTTCTTTAATTGAGCTGATCACACCACCTTCGATGGTGATTGTCTTTCCGCTCTCCATTACATAAGTGCCATCCGGTGTGGCTTTATCTCCTACAGCCGGGACTCCTGTCTCCTTTTCAAGAGTAAACTCATTACCATCCTTATCTTTCAAAGTCTGGTTGGAAATCCTTGAAAGGTTTTTCATTTTGGCTATCGCTCCATCGAGTGACGAGCCAAGTTTTTCAAAAAACGTTTTTTCGTCCATTTTAAATTTATTATTTGGTTTCAAATATGCAAATGCCATTATTGGCTCGACTATTTTTGTTGCAAATCCCAGAGAAAGCATATCTTCTGCTGACAATTTGGTATCTTCTTTCATGTATTCAGCTAATGTTGCTTCATCTGAACCGGTTTTCTGTACATAAAAATCAAGTATCTTTGCTTCTTCTTGTCGTAATGCTTCTGCGATAGCTTCCAGATCACCTGCCTCATATTTATCTGCAAGTGTATATTCCGGAATAAAAGGATTATGAATTAATCCATCGGCATTTTTCATGAATTCTCTTTCTGTACCTGCGAGAAATACGATAGTAGCAATCGAATAAACTTTCCCTTCACCTATTGTTTTGATTCTTTTACCTGAATTGACCAACAGATCATGAATTGTCCAGCCTTCCTGAACGTCACCGCCACGAGAATTGATTTTAACCGTGATCCCTGTTGCGTCTTTGTTCTCATCAAGAAAATCAGAAACGACCTTTGCAGAGATAGTGTCATCAGAGACATCAAACATCTCAAGCATCTTATCAGGCTCACCAATGTCTCCGTATATCTTTAGAACTGCTTCCATCATATCAATCCACATTCAAATAAATAATAGTATGGATAATCCGATGTTTCTTGCGGATAGCTATCATCGTGAATCCAATGTAAAACCGGGTCCATATATAAGCTCCAAGGGGTGCATAAAGTTTCGCTCATACTTTTTTACTTTAGTATGAAGCAAAATTATACTATGCTATTTGATGTTTTACTGTGCTTAAATTCACAGTAAATAAAAAGCCCCTCCGGGATGGAGAGGCAGACAATTAAGGAAATAAATGAAATGACTAAATATTTTTAATAAATAAATATTTTTCTATATATCTTTCAATATTCCTTCTCCATAAATTATCAATTTGCATCCTTTTTTCTCAAGTGCATCCTTTAAATTCATGAAATGAATCTTAATTTTGTCACATAAATCTGTTTTCAAATGGGGATGATTAACCATATCACAACCAAAAAGATGAATCTCTGTTGCATCGTAATGTCTAAATGCGATCTGGCAAGCCACAAACGGTGAGCAAAATGATTTATAAAACTCTGGAATATCTAAGTTTATTTCAGCATTAGGATAGTGAGGCAGGAAATTAATCTTAACAAATCCTTCTTTAAAATCCCAGTTGACTATCTGACTGTAGAAAGCCCCTGGAGTACATTCATTTATTATCCGGAAACGGTCATCATTAAAGGCAGTTCTTTTATTAAGACAAACAACAACATCAGTTTTATGAAATCGCCAAATATCATTAACACCGATTGAAAGATCATATTCATTTTTGTATAAACTAAGTGAAGGGCCAATCCCAAGTACAGCTATTATCTTTCCCATCCCGGATCTATTTCAGGTAATCTTTTTGATTTTCTTATATCCCTTGTCCCCCTTGTATCGTGCTGTATATACTCTCTCGGTTCACCAGTCCAGGTCCATCCCGAACTTGATGAATGACCCAACCCCGGAAATTCAATAAGTATTTTATCTGATAAACCTTGTCGTTTTATCTCATTCATAGTTTTAAAACAGGGAGCCCCATGATGAACGAAAGGAGGAAATTTAAAATATTGCTCAACAGATATTAACATAAAATAAGGATGCAAATATTTAACAGGTGTCTGATTAGAATGATGTTTATGCGCTCCATATTCAAAACCATCATCACCAGTTAATTCAATATATCCAACTCCGTAAGTATCTTCTTTCATTAAATTTAACATCTGCTCAACAGGGCTCTTCAGAAAAACAATATCACTATCAAATATTAAAGCATATTTAGTTTTTACCATCCCAAGAGCTGCATCCATGCCACGTCCATGACCTATATTGTAATTAAATATTCCAATGATTGTTTTTTCCGATGCTATAGAACAAACATACTTCCGGCACGGATCAAACTTATCTGAGCCGTCGATTATTATTAGTGACATATCAGGATGAAACTTTCGGAATGAGCTATAAGCTCTTTCCATTAAGTCCTTACTGTTACTACATACCGATATTGCAGTAATATCGCTCATAAATTTTTGCATCTTCACCGATTAATGATTTTAAGTAATTCAAATTTGTATCTATATTTTTTGACCACCAGGAATGTCCTGCTCCAATACCGGGACGGCCCGGAAGACCTTTTATCCCTATTGCTAAATTTCCTTCCTGAAATAAATTTTTATTCTCTGCATTTTCCCAAATCCTACAATCTATGAATCTATGAGAATAACTATTTTTAAGAAGTGGTATAACCTTGCATGTAAATGCTGTTTGAAATAAACTTGCATGAATAAGATTAGGATTTGTGACTGCTGTACGGTAATAGACGTTGTAATAAATTGTATTTGTCTCCCCGGAAATATCATAACCATTTAATCTCAACATCATTCTTTCGAGATATATCGGTTTATAATAATCATCATCCTCAATTATAAATATACCCTCAATTTCCTCTTCTTTATAATTAGCAAGTAATGTGTTTATTCCTACCGAGATATTCCGGGCCTGTGTGTTTTGTCCTTCCTGCCATGAAGGAAGAGGATATTTTTTTATTATAGTCCAGTTCTCCCGAAAGTCATCCGGTATTTCAACAGTCCGGGGAATACAATCATCAATTATTATCCAGACAACTTTTCCGGGATAGGTTTGTTGTTTCATTAATTTTTCACAGATATTTATTTGTATCTGGCGCCCGCCGGTTGGTGTAATTAATGCTATCATATTTGTATCCAATTTTTACAATTAATATCATCAGTCTGTACTGGTAATCCCGGGAACCAATCACCCGGGAATATTGCCTTTGCCTTTGATAACCATGCACCCCACCAACCGAAGGTACTATTTGAACCAATTATATATTTAGCTTTTGTCATTAAATAAAAATCATCTATGGGAGTATTACTAATATATTCAAAATCCTCTTTTATCGTATCTTTAGCCTTTTGTGGATCATCAGTAATTACAATCACCCTGCGATCTGGAAATTGCTTTAAGGCTTTCATATAGTAATCTTTAGTCATATTTGTAAATCCCATGTCGAGATACTGCTGTGCGTAATTACGACAATGAATTAAAATACAATCCTTATAAGGAGACTTGCCCCTGTATTTAAGAGTGAAATAATACCGGATCAAATCCTCACAATGCTCGAAGTATTTTTCCGATTGCATGTAACCCCAGATTGAGGAGTTATCAGGAATATCAAAACCAAGAAAATTGCCCTCCGGTATTTCTACATTTGTATAATTACCGGATGTAATTTTTGGCAAAGGATGGACAAAATACTCCTGATTATTCCATTTAGGGAATCCATAGGAATATCCATTTTTTACAGCTATTCCTATCGTGGAGGCAATAAAGAAAAGAATATTACCGAAGGTATTATCTCCTCTTATATCTGCCTTTGGTCTGTTTGAAAACCATTCATTTCTAAAAGTTATCATTGTTTTATATATAAAGCGTCACCCCAGGTTATGCCATCCCATTGTGTTTTTACTCTTTTGAAATTATTTAAAAATAAATCTATCTCTTCCACTCTTGCACAATTTTTATAAACTTCATCCCGATTTACTTCTGTATAAATTATATCAATAGATTTTAAGGTCTCAATAGCTCCCTTGAATACTTCCAATTCATATCCTTGTACATCTATATTGATCATATTATATATAGTGCGATTAAAAGGAATATTATCTAACTTATCCATTTTCACAATCTCTTTAGTATCGAATTTTATACCCGGATAACTTGATAGGTGCGTCCCTGGTTCAAGCAAAGAACAACTTTGCCCGGTGTTTACTGTTTCGATATACATTTCCCTTACTCCTCTTTCGTTGCCTAATGCTATATTATAAGTTCTAGTATTTTCAGGAAGTGATTCAATTAGAATTTTATAATTAGCTTGTACGGGTTCAAAGAATATCATATTTTTAATTCCACATTCAGAATAAATTCTATACTCTTCTCCATAGTGTGCCCCAATATGGATAACACCTTTGATCTTTAAATCAAAATCTTCAATAATATTTTTAAGTGGCATTAACATCTTGCTACAAGTATATCATTTAAATAAGTAATCTTTAAATCGTAATCATAACCATCCTCAAATGTAAATATATAATCAGGGTTAATCTCTTTAATTTTCTCCATCAGATTATTAATATCAAATCCATGTATATTTTTATCCCACCCCCGGAGATCATCTATTAAAATAGTATGATTCTTTACATTATGGTTCTTAATCGCTTCTAACTCCTGAAGGAGAGGTGAATTTAAACTACCTAATGCCGTTTCACCTCCCGAATAATGACCATCCAGCCAAAACGTAACAGACTCTTTTATCATTGTTAGTAGAGTGTCAAGCATCTCACCTGAGTCACCAAGTATAAGATGAATATTATTATTTTCCTTGAACTTGTCCACGCAATTCTTGTAAAGATTCTTTGATAATTCTATTGAATAGATTGTATTAAATCCTTCATCAAGAGCTTGCTGAATACCATCACCCTTATAAGAGCCTGTTTCTATAAAAATATGATTAGGATATTTCCTAAAAAGTCCTCTAGGGGCTGACATATTGATTAAAATTATTAATGATTTGTTCGTAGTTCACTTCTCTTTGCTCTATATCTGAAAATCCAGTGCGTTGAGTTGCCACAAGGGGAGTTATAATATAGCAATTAAATTTGAGCTGCACGTCATAGGCATAAAAAACATCTATCGTTTTTCGTAGCTCCGTTTCATAGTTATCAAAATTATTTACAATATAATTCACCATGCGTTGAGAATTATAGATAATAGCATGAGCGCAGAAGGCCTCCGTTATTCTGCAAAGATTTTCAGAGTATCTCTCTACAGATCTCATCAGTGTAGCACCCAGCCACAGCGCATCCCATGTTAAAGGAAGTTGTGATATTGCTTTTTCAACAATATCCCACGACTGAAGCAATTCACAATCATCTTCAAATATTGCAAAAGGATATTCTTTCTGCCTGCTCATAATAAGTAATTGAGAAGCCGTGCAACCAATCCATCCGGGATCGGTTTTAATAGCATTGAATCGCTCCACTTCGAACGGAAATTTATTCTTTTTAAATTCCTCCATCCGATCTGTTCTTTCAAGAAGATTTACAACATACGCTTTCATGGGCTTTTATATCATTTTTGACCAATTAGTTAATGTTTCTATCGATTGTTCATAAGTATAAAATGGTACTCCTGATTCTAAATATGTATTATCATCAAATCCATATTCTTTTGCTTTACGGTGTATCTCCGTTCCCGGAAGAATCCATGCGATATTCGGACCATATTGAGTTATCCTGCTTCTTAATCTATTTTGTCTTGTCTCTTCAATATTTTTATAAGTATCTCCAGGAAGCCCAACAAGAAATAAACTCATAGTATTAATTCCAATTGTTTCTGCTATTTCGATTCCTTTTAACATTTTTTCAACTGTAGTTTTTTTATTCATTCTATCTAAAGCATCCTGACTTAATGATTCGATTCCTAAATGAATTTTCCTGCATCCTGCCCTGTAAAGTTCTTTACAAAGTTCCTCATCCAATGATTCAGCCCTTCCAACGCATTCCCAGATTAAACTACCATCTAGATGCGAACATATTTCGAACACTCTTTTTTTGTTTGCAGTAAAATTATCATCATAAAAAATCCAGGTATTATAACCTTCTGACTTTCTTTTTTCTATCTCTAAAATTACATTATCTACTGATCGTATCTTGTAACTATGTCCCCAGAAGTTGGAAGAGCCGCAAAAATTACAAGAGAACGGACATCCACGAGAAGATATAATTGAAATACCATGTGGACTATTAAAATTAAATCCCGAATAATCAGGTAATGGAACTTCATTTATACCATAAAAATATTTACGCTCACAATTAACTATCTTTGAGTCGTTCCCTTGAATAATATCTATTATAGCATTTTCACCCTCACCAATTACGACTTGATCATAACCTATTGAAATCATTTGATCAGGAAGAGCCGAAGGATGATGACCACCACAAATCAATTTTCCTTTGAATCTTTCTCTTATTTGTTTTGCGTATTTAACCGAGAAGCTATGGAAACTAACCCCGACTAAATCGTAATCATCTGAAATAACATCACTGATATTTCTTGCATCAACATCTACTTTCCAATGTTTTAAAGCAGCCTGTAAATAACCGATTGCCGGAGGTGGTAACTGATCTTTTTCCCAAGGATCTATTAAAAGTACTTTCATCAGAAATCTTTTGGGTGAAAGTGACAAACATAATATTCCGGTGTTGGTATTTTCATTGAAGGATGAGGTAAAAGATATTTTTCAATCATTCGCCAATCATGAGCGTAACCATCCCCCCAAACAACATTCAAGTCTTTACGATGTGCTATCATACTCGTTCCGATATAGTATAACTCAGGACTTACTTCTCTTTCTTTAAAGATCAGGTCCTCCCCCTCCTTGCCCTGTATTAAATAATCATTATAGTAAACCCAGTCATCTTTGAAGTTATCATTTATGATCTTGAGATGATCTATTCCTATATAATCATCATGATCAAGATAAGTTATTATTTCACCCTGTGCCATCTCAATACCTGTCTGCCTGACCCTTCCACCAAAGATAGATTGCTTTTCAATATAGGCATATTTAATCCGTGATATATGAGAGAATTCAATATCATATAATTGTTCAGTAATCTTGCAACCATCGGAGATTATAATAAGTTCAGTATCATTAAATGACTGCCTGATAAATGAATCGACTGCACGAAGAAATTTTATCACAGGATCTTTAGCACTTTTTATTTCATTGATCTCGTAAGCTTGAAGAAATGCAGGCATTATAACAGAAATTCTCATATTTCGTTCTCCATTGTTTTTTTAATTCTATAAACACTCCATTCACCTATTTTGAAATCTTCACTAACATAAAATACTGATTTGCTCACATTATGACCTTGTTTTTTATAGTAATCAAATCTGGAATAAATCTCAAAATGTCTTATAACAGATGACGGAAGAACACCTAATTTTATTTGTTCTTTTATTCCATCGGGTTTTAGAATGTTTTTATTTATGTATTCGAACCTGTTCATATCACTGCCCGGATTTCAACTTTTGTCTTTGCCTTTGCCACATTTTCATACGCCTCAACAGTTACGATCGGAGTCGGTAATTTACTAATAGCATTTGCAATGTCTGCTGCTGTTAATAAGTTTTGCGGTGCTACGTTTAGTTGTTGTTGTGTCAGTTGTGGTTGTGTGAAAAAAGAGGAAGCAACCGGAGAAGCAAATGTTCTTTGTGCTGCCGGAGTTGATGTTATGGATGTTGGTGCTGATATTGACGGAGTTCCTTTTCCGGATGTGTCAACTTTTAAAATATTCTTTACAGTAGCTAATCCCGATAAAATTATGGTTACCATTGCTGCTATACGTGCAAACGTTGAAGGCATTGTGGGATCACGTAAAGCCAGAGATGCACCAACCCAAGTATTAATTGTAGCCTGTGCTGCTGCAAAAAACTTACCTGCTGTTGTTTCCTCTCCTAAAACAGAAGACAAAGCACCAAGCGCATCTGCTGCTCTATCCCTATTCGTTATCCATATTTCAGTAGCAAGATTATCCGCATTTATTCCATCTCTTATTATAGCTTCATTTCCTTTTTGAACATCCTCATTAAATTTGAGTTCATCAAGCTTTATTTGTTTTCTGGTTTTTGATCCAAGCAGATCATTATTTATTAACTTCTGTAAATTTTCTATTTCTTTTTCCATGCCTTTTTTAGAAGCTTCCATTGCTTTTACAGCATCTTCTTTAGCTTTTACAGCAGCTATCGTAGCTTTTTCAGCAGCTTCCACTTCTGCCTGTTGTCGTTGTAGTTTTTCAGTTGCTATCCGCTTTTCCTCTGCTTCTGCTTTTAATTTTATTTTTAATAAATCATCTTCCTTCTTTTTTTCAATTTCCATCACAGAGGACATACTATCTGAATATTCCTGAGTTTGTTTCTTACTTCTGAATGCAGCATTGCCTAAAGCATTCCAGAAACCTATACCTTGATCACCATAAAATCTAAATTTATCTCCAAAAGTCTCGATAGTTCGTACATCAAACATCCTGTCTACAGCTGGCTTTCCTGTCGTATTTATGTAAGTCACTATTGCTGTTAATCCACTCAAAAAACTTTTTAATGCCCCGGTAGATTTATTAAGTCTTAATATAAATCCTTCCCATGCACTTTTAAGAATAATTACTGATCCCTGTACATTATCTAACATAACCCCTGCCATGTCTTTTGCTGCCCCTTCTATATCCCGCAAACGATTAGCAGATTCTTCCATTATATCATTATTGTCTGCTAATATAAGCCCTGCCACTGCTCCTCTTTTTCCAAATAATGCAAGTGCCGTAGACGCCTTACTTTGTGAACCCTGTATTTTATTCATAGCTTGATCCCATGTCAATCCTGACTTTGCTAATTCCAAATATATATTACGTAATGAAGTTCCTGCTGTACTTGCATCCAATCCGGCATCAGCTAAAAATCCCAACTTGTTAGTTGCATCTTCTATATCATCACCAACAGCAGCAGCAACAGGGCCAGCTTTTGCCATAGCAATTTCAAACTTAGTAATATCAAGCGCTGAAGTGCTGAAACTCATTGCCATAACATCTACTACCCGCCCCATTTCAGAAGCATCAAGATTAAATTGTCGCATGGTAGCACCAGCAACTTTTGAGGCCGTACTTATATCAGTACCAACGGCAGCAGCTAAGTCTAATGTTGCTGCTGTAATTGCAAGTATTTCATTTGTTGTAAATCCCAATTTAGCATATTCTTTTTGAAGCCCTGCCACTTCCGTTGCTGTAAATTTTGTCGACCCTCCAAGAGAAATTGCATTTGATCGCAACCTATCAAATTCATCTGATGTTGCTCTTGTAATTGCCTTTACCTGGGACATGGCATATTCAAAATTAAATGTAGTTTTAAGTCCATTTTTTATTACATTAAAGAAAGCTCTTGCTGCCATCGCCACAGAAGCATAAATACCAAGAGTTGACATTAGATTTTTTGCCATTCCCCCGATTGATTGAGAATATCTCCCGACATTTGTACGTCCATCTTTTTGAGCCTGATCATATGCTATTACTGCACCTTTTGCTTGTGATAATGCCTTAACCTGATTAATATATGCTTGAGACAAAACCCTGACTCCTTTTTCATTTATTGTGTAAGTATTTGCCAAAGCACCTAATCGCTTTTGTTCTAGTGTCACAATAGCATTAAGCTGTTTTCTGGAATTGATATTTGAGTTATTAGCTTGTGTCTGAAGGTCAACAGCTTTTTTAGCATCCCTATATTCCTTTTGTGCATTGCGAAGCGCTGCACTTGTCTTCTCTTTTTCCGCAGTTGTAGCCTTATCACTAGCCTGCATCTTCATATTTTCAAGAGTCAGTCTCTCAACTTCTTCCCGTGCCTTCGCTGCATCCTTAGCGTACTTATCCAGATTACTCTCTACATTTACCAGATATTTTTTTTCTTCTGTTGCCATTATAATTTTATTAAATCAACTGTGCATAATCTGCCTGAAATATAATTGTTAATTTTGTTGACGTAAAAGTACGCTTTATATTGAGATAAATAAACAGGCACGTTATGCTGTAATCCTGCAACTTCATAAACAGGTAAGTTAAATTTAGCTCTTCGTAGATTTGTTTTTGTGAGTAACCGGGAAAGAGATGCGTAATTTGTCACCAGATTAGAAAATGATATTTCAAGCGAAGATGCTATCCTTACATCAGCGATACTTGCCGAATTAACATCACGGTCAACCGTATCCCATGCAACAAACGTCCTTCCTGTGGCTCGCTTCACATATACAACCCTCGCATCGATTGTCTTTTCCTGTGCATAAGCTCCCACTTTATTGTCGTATTTATTAAAGGTTATTCTTGATACTGTTGTTGGGATTGTAGTTGCAATGATCACTTCATCACAAGTAGATAAAGGCAATGTAATAACGTCCTTCTGTGATTGCAAGGTTTCATCTTCAACCTGCATTATCCCTTTGCCGTTATCTTTTATTACATCATCTGACTCTTTATAATTTAGTAAGTTGCTTTGTGCGTAATCGCCGAACTTAAATTCTGATTCATCTTCACGCTCCGAAAGATAAGCAGACCAATCCCGGGCAATAGACATATTTTTATATAAATCTGAGTAGTTCCAGAACTTGATTTTTTTATCTCTTGATATGACCTCCGGGATAAGTCCAAACATATTACAAATCATCTTTATAAAATCTGTTTGCGTAAAATCAGGTAAATGATTAGCTGCAACAACCGTTGAATTATAAGCGATTGTTGCTCCTGTTATTTCAGTAATAGCAATAGAATAATAATGACACAAAAACGCAGTAGTTAATATAGCCACTGCCTGACCTGCTATTCCTGTTACTTCATATTCATAAGTAGTACCAATAAGAAATGTATTAACAATAGTCATATCTCCATCATAAACACCGCCCAAATATACTGATAATGTTGGTGAAAATCCAATCGGTTGCCATACTGTAACTGTCATCTTATACGTTCCGGAATAAGGTAAAATGTAATATCCTCTTAAAAAATCTGCATCTCCATTTATTAATGTCGCTCCTGTGAATGCAAGCAACTCATCATTGACAGTAGTATGAGAACCTATCCACCAAACGGAATACAAATACTTATCAGTACTCCCCTTTGTAATATTGAGATTATTAATTGGCATATACATTGACAAGAATCTATCATCTGTAAGTATATCCCCGGATTTGCTATATCCTGCGTCGGAAAATATCTCATCCCATAGCTTTGATACTTTAAAGAAAGGCCAGATAAATCCACCATACATATTAACCGTGTTACCTGCAAGTCCCAATGGAGCAATACCAGAATCATCCGATGGCTCGCATAAAGGATAAAGATAATCCGGTAATGCAACAGAGTCCTGTGATGCTTTTATATTTGCTATTGTCCAGTCATGATCAGCAATAGTTGTTATATCAGCCAGTTTTTTGTCAGCTATCAGATTAAAAAAAGATCGGTTCCCTGAAAGTATTGAAACATAATAATACTGATCATCTGTTTTATCAAGTATCATCTCTCCTGCTGTTATGACTTCAACGCTGTCTTGTACTAATTTACAAGTTTGTTTTTGATAAGGAAAAGTGGTATTAGCTCCGACCTCTCCAGATAGTTCAAACAGTGCCATCATTGCACGAGTCTTTCTTATTCGAAACTGTGCAGTAAAATCAGACTGCCTGTCCTGCATCTCTGCAATGTCATTGACTTGTTTGTTCAACGGTATTATTTCATCATCATCAAGATCGCAAAGGGTATCTCCAATGTATAACTTAATCAGATTCTGGAAGACAGTTGATCTTAATAGCATCTCCTTCCGAGTTATCGTGAAGTCAAAAATATAAGCATCAGTATCAGGATTCTTAATAAGATGATCGCCTCTTGTTATCTCTACTTCGTACCATTTAACACCTTCGTATTGTTCTACTTTCTCCGCCATAAGAAGATTGGCGAATCCCCTGATGTTTGCGGGTGTGATTCCTGATAGTGTTACCTGATATGAATATTCTGCATCTAGTTTTGTCGGACGTTCTACTTTTGATACTCGTGAAAACATTCTTGTTACTTGCGTATCCAGTGATTCGGACTGCATCACAATTTCATAACCATTCTGAAAGTTGAAGTAATGCCAACCATTATACCACCATTTCAGATATATTCCTGTAATACAATGAGATATATTTATTCTAACTGGGCCAATTTTCATTTTTGCTTTTTCTCTTTTAACTGTTTCTCATAATACTGTTCATTATAAAGAACAATGATTTTTTTAGCGTGTTCGTACGCTGCTTTTGTAATTCTCTTTTTTTTCATATCTTTAACCATTCATAAAGTTTATTCCAGATCATTGACATCAGTATCCCGGCCGAACAAAAAAATAACATTTCAATAACGTTACCAGAAATATCAAAATGCTTTGTAATAATAAAATACCACAAACAGACTTGTCCGGTCAGGCATATATGACAACCTCCCAGAGGCCGGCAAAGCCATTCAGGTAATTGGCAAATCAATTTACGATACCAATGGAATATCTTACCTTTTTCACCAAGAGCGTAAAACATGTAACAGATAAGGGATATCTTTAGTATCAAAATCATGTCACTAAATCTTTACAAAGTTTAGCTGCACTATCAGTATGTCCCGGTTGTGCAATAATCAGATCAGTATTATTTGACCCCGTTCCTATTGCTGTCCCTGTTCCTGTAACTGCTACGTTTGTTATATTTGACCACGCATGAGTATCTTCCGTAGTAGGGGGGGCAGATTCATAATATCCATAAGAGCCACCTCCTAAATCAATCTTATGAAATATATATCCGTCAGCAGGGCCACCATCTCTTAATACATATATATCGCCAGCTATAAAATATCGGCAAGCTCTGAATAATGTTGCGTTTCCTTTTGGTACATAAATTGCTCCTGCTCCTGCAAAGCTATATCCTGATGAACCATTTGCACCATTTTCAGTACTTGTCAAGTATGTTACCGCAGAGAATCCCCCCATGCCAAATAAATGCAATTGATTGTACATTGCAATTGATTCATCTAATGAAGGCAGGAACCAATCATCAAATATCGGAGCTGTATCTTTCACCAGCCTGACAGAAAGATAAAATGTTTTTAAAGCATTGTAAAAATCTAATGCGGCAGAATTATTAAATACTCTTGCAAAATAACCCCTGTCTCCATCATATTCTGTTGCTGTCCATACAGCAGCTATTAACCCTAATCCATAATAATTAGATGGGGACCAGCCATAACCATTAGGAAGTAATGTAAATCCATAAGTATCAACTGCCCCTGTATTGGGTGCATCCCAGTGATCAGTACCAACCTCTTTTAATTCACCTCCTGCCACGGCTAATCCACCTATCTCTGTAATAAGGTTTTGCCAGTTCGCAAGTGTCGCAACATGCCAGCCGAAAGGCGCAAAACCAGAAGCATTAATCTGTGCCCATGTATATAATCCTCCATAGATCGCACGGTTTGATTCGTCGTCATTATAAACTTTTGAGCCCGGATATTTCGAATCATAATTTTTACATGACCATATAAGTGAACCTATTATTACTTCACAAAGGCCCGGATCACCGGGATCAACTTCCGGTATATCATCAACAGGACTGTAACCAGTCGGTGATATTTCCCTGCTTCCTATTGTAGTTATAATCTCCTGTTCGTATCCATTGATCTGATTTTTGTAAGTGATGACTGATCCTTGTTCAACCCTGATATTTTTCCAACCATCGGAAGTTAATATATAGACTTCCCGGGTAAGCAGTATTGTTCTGATAGCCTGGACCTGGTTATAGCTGATTTGTCCTGATCCCATTGTTACCTTCCTGGTTCCAATTGTACGATATTCTTCTCCTTCTGTTATCATATTTATTTCACCCGGACGAAAGAACCAATAGTGCCAGCCATTATACCACCATCTCAAATAGTAACCCTTGCACGCATTTCTGATGGGAATTGTTGTTGGCCTGTCAACTATTGTTCCTATCCTGATCGGAAACCCAGCAGCGGTATAGATAATCTCTCCGTCAGCTGTCCGCAAATCAGAATATTCAAGTATATGACTTATTCCTACTTTCATGAAGTATAAGTGATTGTAGCTCCGTAAATTGCATCGTCAATATCTATTGAGGTAACAATAATAATGTAAATATACAAACTATTATCAATGACTGCCCCCATGATCGAATCGTCCCTGGTATTAACAAATTCATAACACATATCAACCACGTTCAGATCAGACAGTCTAATCCTTTTTAGACTGTAATGTTCAGCTCCCGCTGCAGCGTTACCCGATACCTTAACACTCGTGACAGTAGCTCCGTGGGGCAAAGAGACAGGAGCACGCATAAAAACCCCATCCATGTTGGCAGTAAAAGTACCGAGATCGTTTAAAGTAATATCATCAGTATCAGGATGACTACCAACGAAATTAGTGCCGGCGCAGCTCCAGTATTTTGTTTCACTAACAGCAAGTAATCTCGCCACGGTAGTATATTCCGTTACTCCTGTTGTGATGTTATGAATAAGTAATTTGTCAGTTGGTAAAACTGTCGCCCGTAGGGCTAAATCGGTTGGAAATATTGCCATAATTTCTATTTTTTATTCTGGTATTTCAATTTCTGCGGTCATGTGATGTGCCGTTGCTGGGATTGTAGTCTCGTCGATAGTCAATGAATTAATAAAGCCTTCCAGTTCATCAGCTGCAACATTGGTTACAATATCAGCCCCTAACTGTGTATTAGCGGAGTTGTATATTTTCAGTGTCACGATCAATTCAGAAGCTGGAAATACTATAGGAAATTCAGGAAGGATAAAAGATATATCAAATGGTAAGCCTAAAAAATAAACAGGCTCATCAAATAGATTAAGGAATGGCGCATCGGCAAGAGTTGTCGGAACATATTCATGAAGATTAGATCCTTGTTCCTCACTTCGTACACACTCACCGTAATACCAAAGTATCTCATCAGACGGCGGCGATATACAACCACCTTCCGGTATCCAGCCTTCCGAACTTCCGTACCAGGCTCCCCTGTATTCAAATGACCATTTGCCAGATTTGGTTGTCTCTTTCATTATCTGCGCCGTGTAATCGCCTACTTTTCCCAGTGCGGTATGAATTCTTAGAATACCAGAGACATCAAGGTCAGCATAACCAAACATGTCAGGGGAAGCAATAACGGTCAATGTCTCAACAATATCATTAATTGTTAATCTGCCTTCAAAGTAATAACCCCCATAGACAGTATTATCATTCAGATAAGTAATATTCATTCCAGCGACATAAGGAATATCCGTTGTCAGAATGTCCCCGGCTACATTGGTAATCGTCCCTACATACATCGAATTGTTTGTCAGGTTATAAACTGCAATAGCATCATCATCTGTTCCGGTGAAAGGCGTTGACGTTGTGATCTCCAAAAATCCTCCATTATCTGCTGTTGCTCCTATGAGCCAGTCCTGACGTAATAAACGGAAATTATTTGCTGACTCCGTTGCAACCCATCGGGATATTATCAGCGGGTCCAGCGGTTCAGCGTATTCAGGGGTGCTAATTAAACTTATGGCCATTTCGTTTCTTTTTAGTATCTGATATTTTTGTTATCAATTCATTCAGAAATTCAGGGCTTCGCTTTTGCATTATCGCCCTGATCTTACGTTTTAATTCCAGTGTTAGTGTCATAATACCTCCATAGTAATTTTATCAATTGCCGAACCAAATTTTTTATCAATCTTCTCAATAGTCTTTTTTCGTTCTGTCTCATAAATGTCCACAAATATTTTATTTCTGAATTGTTTATTTCCGTACTTGTTAATGTACCAGGTCACATATTTTGCTTCATTAATCTTACCTTTTGCCGTGCCGGAACGAAACATATTACGCCTCTGCATCCACTTGTATATGATTTGCCAAAGATTATAATTTTTAGTACTCTTTCGTGGCCCTCTACCTCGCTGCAAAACTCCTAACCAGTATGGAACTAATATTCCTGCTCCATCGGCCCGGACTTCAATCTCAAACATCTTCATTATGCTGTCAGAAATCTTGTTGCCTGAATACATATTCTTTTTAGCTATGTTATCAATCAGTTCTTGGAGCTCCGGCTTAAGATCAATTCCTATCATTCTATTATGCCTAATTCAACCATTTCATATTCTGTTAATTCCTTTACTTCTTCTGTTTTAATTGGAATATTCCAATTCTCAGACCATGTAATTTTCGTTATTATTACTTCCATTCAATTAAGTATTATTTCTATATTTAACTTCAACTTCAACTTTTTCCCTTCCATCCTCTTCAACAATAAGGATTATAAAATTATCTTTCAGCTCAGTAATATCTCCAGTAAAAAACTCTTGCCCGATATTTTTTACTTTTGCCATTGGTACATAAACAACCATTATTTCTTTCATAGCTTTAGGTTTTTAATTAATTAAATATTATAAGGTTAAATAAATTATTCATACATCGGGGGGCTTGTAATTGGTAAACAATGTTCATCATTCTTAATCAGAATCCAGTTAATCGGAATCGACCATCCTATCACATTAGCATCATATTTTGACTCTAAAACCTTTGAAAGTGTGACCTCTCCTATCTTATGAAATATTCCTGATTCAATTGCTTTATAAATAAATGTTTTGCAAGTCTTAAGAAGATTCTCTAATACTACCTCATTATGATAAGCCAGGTCTTCTGGTCTGACCTGTTGAAGTATTTCGACTGTAAAGATAGGACATTCTGTTATATTGTTTGATTTGACCTGAAAAATCATCTCATTAGGCTGCACAACGAGACCGATTATATCTGCCGGAATGCTTTCATCTGTTCTTATGTTTGAGAGGTTATCCGTCTCGTTAAACACCAACGTACAGCCGGAATTTATTAATAGCGCTTCTATATTGTGAATTAGTGCGTTCATTTCTTGTATTTTGATTTAGCTTCATACTGTTCTCTTTCAAGTTTGAAATATCTGTCCTGATAGTCCGCCACCTCTTTAGCGTTCATGAACCGGACAAGACATTCGTTATAAGGGGTTAACAGCACTTCCGGCACGGTGCACTTCATTGCGTCACGCAAGAAATCCAGGGAGTTAAGTTCTGAAAAGACATTAAGCTTTTCAATACCGGCAGCCAGCTCCACCTTTGAAGGTTCCCGATACAGGAGTACTTTCTCCTTTTCTGCTATCTCATTTATAAGAGTTACGAAGTGCATAGCGACTGGATATAATTCTTTTGCTTTGCAAGTTATAACTTTATTTCTAAATAACAATGCTTTTTCTTCATCCCATTTTTCATTCGTGGCAGCAGGATAGTAGTAACCACTTATCATTCTTGTTATTAAATCTATATCATTTTCTTCTTCACGTGCCAGAAATAACCGTTGACCATAGCATATATTTTTTGCCATCTCTTCCATTATTTCAGGAACCCTATATGACAAGAATCTTATCGTTAACCTATAAGGGCAAGGCAATTGAATAAGACCGTCGGCAATTCCGGAATATGTCTCCAGATCATTTGCCATATCCTTTAACGTGAGATATTCTATATTCTTTATCCTCGCCATTGCTGGTGTGATATTCTTTCCGGTTTTACTTCATAATACATTCGCATAATAAATACATCCAACCAGTCAGGCGAACGACCGATATTTTCTTTAATCTTCTCCTTTGGCATGATTCTTAACTTACCATCTTTATCCGCATCGTATGTTTTTAGCATCCCTAATTCTTGTCTGATCATTTCTATTTCCGTATCAGGTAACTCGCAAGCAATATATATCTGATCCGCTAATTCTGCTAATTTATACCCACATTCTGATTTCAGATTCTGATAGTTTGGGTTGTTGGGTGACGAATTATTAACAAACCCTGTACATCCTAACTCATCTACGATACCTCCTCCGATTCCATCTTCATCACAAATGATATCTGAAAGCTGAACCTTATTCCTTACTCTTATTGCGTTAATCGCATTTTTTATGTCAACTGTTGATGATATGTTAAATATTATGAACTCCACTAATCTTAATCCTTCCCATGCTGTTATGATTGCTCTGTCAGATCCATATCGGGCAATGTCAGCCACTATCTTTGTGCGGCCCTTGGGAACATAAGTATTTGAAAACATATTGTTAATCATCTCATATTCGATCATCACAGCCGGATCATCCTCATAATCCCAATTGCCAAACATTAATCTCTCTTTTGTTGATTTGTCTTTTATCCCTTCAAGTTGTTTGCCATATTCAATAACTGTATATGGATTGTCTTTATAAAGGCTTTGGATAAATTTAACATTATCAGGTAATGTTCCATTCTTTGAAGCAAGGTAAAAATTTGTATATGTCCAGTTCTTTTTAGGATTTCCGGTTAATGCCATTGTTGCCCTAATTCCTAGTTCACTATTTAAATGCCTATTGATTCTTGTTTTCAGTACATCATAAGCAAGAAAATGAATCTCCCCAGTCTCTTCTATTGCGCCATCAGTGTATTCAGTAGAACCAAATCTTTCATATAATGGATCTGATGGTAAAAACTTAACATCTAATAAATCAATTCGTGAACCATTTTTAAACTCAATGTAATTATACTGACCATTCAATGACCAGTCGTTCCTGGGTATCTGATGCCAATGACAAACCTTGCACCATGTCAAATAAGTTGATGACATGAGCCTTTTTAATTCTTCTCTGGCAAAAAATGATTTATACCCGGGATATAAATAACAATTGAGGAGTCTTGTTTCACAAAGCCACCATGATTTTCCACCTCCGGCCCCACCACCAAAGAATACTATATCATATTCTTTTAAAGCCTCCCACGCTTGGTGCTGCTTATTTGTCGGGCAAATTGTTATCTCCATTTTGCGGGACAATATAATTTATTCCTGTAATTATTTCGCCTGAATGTTTCACATCTGATTTATCTGAAAGCCCCAAATCTCTTGCTATTATATTCGGATTAAGGAATCCAGCAGCAGCCCCGACGAACTTTTGATTATAGATAATTTCCTTCACGTGCGTTATGACCTTGGAAAAATCTTTACTTATTTCATCTTTTTTCCCTTTTAACCCATCTTCAAAATCATTGAAATACAATGTGTTAACATCTAAAAAACAAGTAAGCCCCTGTATTGTGTAAGCTCTCATTTTTGGCAATTCAATCTTTTTTAATTGTGATCCTCTAAAATCTACTTCCATTAATGGATTCTTCTCACACCATTTAAAATACTCATAAGCCGCCTCAAGCATCATATTAGGAGTGGTAAATATTTTATCTCTCCCATGTTTAGACCGAAGTTTCCAAAACTGATTATTTATTGGTGCTGCCATTTTCTTAATTTAAAAAGCGGGCCAGCATCAGAGACTGGACCCGCCTCCCTAACTAAACCTATGAAAAGCGTAAAATTAAATTATTTTTAATTACAAAGCAAATTTATTTACCTGAATTTGCTATTTAACCATTCCATCAATCTCGGGATGCCTAATACAAGGATCAAGACAATGCAAATTGTTATTATTCCGGATATTCCCAGGTTGTGTAATTCTTCCATAGCTTATTTCTTTATATTTTTTCCCCAGTATTCATAAACTTCGTTAAGAGTCAAATATATTTCTTTATCATCGTCCCAAAAAGCAATCTCTGTACTACTCCTTTGTGTTTGATCAAATATGTTGTCTACTAAAAGCCACAATATAAACTTTTCAGGATAACTTTGTTTTTCTCTTTTCATCTTATTACATTTTTTTGGTCACACATCTAATAACCCTCCCAGCGGGGTAATATTATTTTACTATAATCATAAATTTTCTTATAAAACTGACAAGCCCCTTTACATTTTACATTTTTAGCTTTATTGCAATCACAAGAAGTCAATAAAGTACATAGAAATTTACCTGTAATTATATTACCAATCCAATTATGATACATACAATTTTCAATAGACTCAATTTCCCTTTCTAATCTGTTTCTTTTCATTTTAGTTGTTATTTAATTAGATTATCAAATTGCACTGTCGCAATCCTCACATGCTTTATAGCCTTCTATTTCAAACATCGGACACTCTTTGTGTAATAAATAATCACTACACCCAGTATGTTTTTTTATCTTTTTATTACCCATCTCCTTCATTTCCTGCGATTCAAGTATGTGGTATTGCTGAGCGTATTCTTCGAATAAATTAAATAAATCAGAAGTTGCTTTAGGAGTTTTGTAATCTTCATTGTGAAGATATTCGATAATAAGACTATTAATCTTATGTTTCATTTTCTCTGCACTCACAGGTTCTCCCCGTTGTTTGAGAGCGGCAATCTCGGATTCAAGTTGCTTAATATCGCTTCTTAAATGTCTATATCCATGTAATATAATTCCATCATTCTTTCGTGCTTGAAATTGACTATAATTATCTTCAAGTTCATGGTCAAGATTTTCGATTAAATCATTTTTTAAAATGTCTAATTTTTCATGTTTCTTTTCTAATTCTGTTTTCATGGCTTTGGGTTTAAATAATCATAATAGTCCACATAGGTTCCTATAAACCAAATTATACCGTCAATGCTTTTAATATGATATGTTGTAACGACTGTTGTTGGAGCTCCTTGTGTAAAATCTGGTGATATATACACAGATGTTTCGTTTTTACTAATTAGTGCTGTCATGGCTTATTTAGTTAGATTATTTTTGATGTCATGATATGCTAAATAACACTCTTCTTGTTTTTGATCATCAATTTGGAAAGTTGGATGCAATGCAATGACCGATTCCATAAATCTTCCAATCATCTCATCTGTTATTTCCTTCACTTCCTGCGATTCAAGAGCTGCGAGTTCGGATTCAAGTCTTTCAAGTATTGATTCAAGTTGTTTTAATCCAATTTCCCACATATCTACCCTGATATCTCCATGAACAAATTTTTGCCAATGTTTTATTATTTTATTCAGAATCTTTTCTTTTTCTTTCAGTTTTGCAATTATCTCGTCTTTCATCTTACTTGTTATTAATTTCGTTTAACCAATATTCAAATACTTTATCCATATCTGGAAATGTTTTATAATCACCTCCATTGTCATTCAAAATAGAATATTTATAACCTAAATCATCCCTATCATCAATATCAACATATTCTATACAGTATCTCACAAATAATTCAGGATAGCCTTTCTCTGTGTCCTCTATTACTTCTTTAAGTTCATCTATTAAATGTGATCTTAATTCGTATTTATCTTTAGGATATTGAATAAGAAAACTTAAAATCCTATCAAGAACTCTTTTTCTTCTAATGTCTATTCTTGTGTATTTCATGGGTTAATTATTTAAATTTTTCATAATAAAATATAATTGGTGTAAAAACCTCCATTACAAGACCATATCTTTTGGCAATTCTGTAATTAGAACTATAATCATTTAATCTCTTAACCTGCTCTGATAGTTCGCTTCGGAATAATTCCAGATGATGTGCTGATTCCCATTTATTACAAACTCTACAAGTAGGAAATAGATTATCTATATGGTTAACATCTTCTTCTTTTAAATGAAGTAAAAATAGTGGTATCTTAAATTTATTTTTTATGTGCCATACAAAGAACTGTTTAGGAATTATATGATCTACTTGCATATCTTTTAACTCAATAGATTCACCACAATAGGCACACCGACCATCATATTTATTATATATTTCTTGCCTATTAATTTTTTGTTTCATCTTATTCTGGTTTAATTAGATTTTTTAATTGTGATTTTGATATTCTCAAGGCTTATTCCGTTACCATAACCATTCATAGCTCCAATGATAGTTGGGATATTGTCTTTTATACTTAATCCTGCCATGCAATGACCATCAAAATCAATGTCATATTCCTTTTCGTCTGTTACCTTTGAGGACTGTTGGGAGTATTCTGCAAGCTCCTTAATTCTCATTAATCTTGCTGTTTCAAATCCTTCATCAAATCCTTTTTTATATTCTCCCTCCACTTCCTGCGATTCAAGTGCGGAGAGTTCGGATTCAAGTCTTTCAAGTATTGATTCAAGTTGTTTTAATCCAATTTCCCACATATCTACCCTGATATCTCCATGAACAAATTTTTGCCAATGTTTTATTATTTTATTCAGAATCTTTTCTTTTTCTTTCAGTTTTGCAATTATCTCGTCTTTCATCTTACTTGTTATTTAATTAGATTAATTTTTAAATCTACAATAAATACTTCTTCACAAAATGGACATTCTACTTGAAAAGGTGTAATAGGAATAGAAAGCCCTTTGTCTTCCGTATCGCCATTTATAATCTCCTTACAATATGGACATTCACAGCAATATGGAATATTTATATCAGCAATAAAAATATCTTTTGCATTAACTCTTTTCATCTTATTTGTTATTTAATTTTGCAATTCTAAAAAAGAATCATTCCGTATTGCTCTTTTACGTTCATATTTAGCAAGTATCTTTTTAGCAGCAATACTTGTCGTCGAGTCTATAAGCACTTCAAATTCAAGTCTCATTTGCAAGTTCTTAAATGCTAATCGGGTGTTCCGTTCTTCAATTAGTTTTTCTTTCATGTCTTTAGTTGTTTAAGATATCTGTTAATAATTTTATCATCTACAACA